CGAATCTGCTGTGGTCAGCAAGTATGTACACGGGGTTGTCAAACTGGTTAGATGCATACATAACAAACTTAGCTTGTTTGTATTGGTCCATGCCCTTGGTTGACATTTGCTTGTCATAACCCATGTTCTTAAAATACTTTTCGATCGGACATATGTATTGCTGTAAGGAAACATTATATCTAGGGGGATAAGATTGGATTGCGCGTGGTGCTTTAGTGGCATCAGCCATACGTTCATTCTTGACAAACATTGATATTCGTTTGTCGCGCTCGGTCAGTTGTGGATTAAGTAGCAGTGAATCTGCTGCTTGTTGGTAGAGCTTGCGTTTATGTATGGGTTTGTGATCAACGACTTGTTGTTTTGTATATTGTCTAAGGAGTACTGGTGGATAGTCTCTCTCAACGAACTTATATGCTTCTTCAATCATGGATTTTTCAGCGAAGTATTCCTTAACGCTTGAAGTCCGATCCTCTTGAAGTTGCAAGTGTCGTTTGTACAATGATACATATTCGTTGCATGCGCATCGTTTATTTGTTATTATGGGGTTGGAAAATGGAAGATATAATCGTGTGTTGTCAGGTTTGGTTTGATAATTACATCCACATTCTATGCAATGTAGGTCTGTTCCTATCGGTCCAGATACAATGATATTTTGTGTCTGTAGAGTTGCTGGAGGTCTTGGGTACCATTGTGAGGGGTCAAGACTTGCGTTAGTTCCGAGAATGCTATCACGCTGGCAAGTTGCAGCGTAGCATTCTAAAAACCCTGGGGGTTCTTGCCGTTCGGGAGGACGTTTGGCAGCTTAGTAGCTCGCCAGAATGCGACTGAATCAGAGATGTTGGCGTAGAAGGATTTCAGTCGGTCTCTCAATGAGTCAGAGTATTTAGCTTGAAACATGCCGTTGCTCATGCGCTCTAAGTCTCGTAACTTTCGTTTGAGAGACTCATCGTCGCGCCATTGTGCAGTTAATGCTACCATTATCATGTGTTCATCGATGACAGTGGTGATTATTTCGGCAATGTGTTTCACGGTGATGTGGAGATTCTTCTTTGCAGCTTTGCGTCTTATCAGCTCGCGCATTTGTCTGAAATTGTTGACATCATAAGTGTCGAAGACTGTTTCTACAGCAACTTCTTCAGCTATGATTTGCAATTCCACGGTAGTGGGTTGCGTGCAAATGCGTCGTATAGGTGCTATTTTGATGCGCTCTGATCGGGCGGCGTTGATCTCCTGGGTCAATCGCGTTATTCGTTGTTCGTCGGTCTCCTTCGGCTTGTTGTTAAGACGTTTTGTCTTGGAACTAGGTTGTTTGTATTTAGTGGAAGAGATGCTTATTGAACTTGCAGCATCGACGTCAGTGTCCATGCTTTCATATTCTTCAGTCTCGGCGAGGTCGTCAGTCAAAACTGAGAATTGTAAGGAATTTGGACGGGACAATTTGGGTGGTTGGTCGAGTCCCATGGCCCACGACATGTCGTGGTCTTCCTTCAAGTCTTCATTGCTTGTTTTGCCGCAGCCAGTCTTTAGGGTTACTTTTGGTTGTTGAGCTGATCTGGCTGGGGTTGGTGTTGATGTTGGGGATGGAGTTCGTGGACCATAAGGGTTTAATAGGTGCTCACTATTATTGTCGACATATGTTGCCGGAATGAATTTGATTGGTGTGCATCTAGTTGTTGGCTTGAAACTGGCCGGCATCATGTTGTGATAGCCAGGATCAAGAATGGCCTTGTGTCCACGGCCGGTTGGCACGTGTGTCGCAGTGGGGCTGACGTTATCTTGTGGGCGATAACGCGAGTTGGGTGGGCAGATGGCGCATCGCTCCAACACTCCATCTCTATTGATGTGGAGCCAGACTGTGGAATGATCATCATTGATCATTTTGAATTTGGTGTTTTCTCCAAAGCATCTGGGGTTGGCTTCAACGGC